GTATCTGAATCATTTAAAATGTCATTAGCAGTCGTAAATTTTTTATTCTTTTTTAAAACCTGAGTCAAAATATAAGCACTGCCCTCTTCCTGAATAGCAGTAGGAACTTTTCCTGCTTCTCCAAGTTGTTCAACTTTTATAAAAAGAGTGCTACTTATAGTGCTTTCAAACTTTCCAGTTTCTGGATTTATTTCTTCATCTTCCGTGGTTTTTATTTCCCGAACTTCATACTCCCCAAAAAAATTATCTTGCAATAACTCAGTTGCTTTCTTTTTTATTGCAGTTTTCTGGGGTTTAGTTAACTTTTTATAAAAATTAAGTTCAACACTTTCAGAACTTACTTGAACGGCATCAATAGATACATTATTAAACTTCCTAACATTATCAAAAAACTTCCCCACACTCTTTGTATTAGCTTGTTCCATATCAACAAATACTTTTTAGGTATTTAGAATAGAGAATAATGGACTCGAACCACTGACCTCCCGCTTACAAAGCAGGCGCACTACCATCTGTACCAATTCTCATATAACAAAAACGTCAAGAGGAGATTACCAATCAATAGTTAGACGCTATTTCTTCTACTAATTCTTCATCAAGAATATTTACCATGACCCATTGTGCTTCTTCAATAGTCTCTGCATATCCTTCAACATAAAGAAACTCGGTAACTTTATCAAAGATATCAACCTCTTCATCAACACCAGGACCAGCCTTATACATTGATTTACCGGTAATCTTACTCTTCATTCCCGCCTTATAATTCTGATATGCTTTGGTATTACCCTTCCTATCAGCAGTAGTTACCATCATACGATCATCTTTTGGTGCTTCTTTCTTAGCAGGAGTACCACCATAAACTGCTTCCTCCATTGATTTCTCTGGACACAGATCTTGACCATGGACTGGACAATCCTTTCCTTTCTTGGTGTGAGAACAAATATCAGTGTCTTCACTCTTGACAGTTTTCTTTGCCATAATTGCCTTATCACCATATTTTGATTTAAGGTCTCCAACTACTTTATCAAAAGAAGACATACCAGAAGGTTTCTTTTTACCGAGTGTATTGGGTTTACCTGGTGCATTATTGTAACGGTTATTACCGTCAACACCACCACGTTCCATGCGACGATCCTTCAGTGAATCTGCACCTTCTTCATTGACAACTTCTTCCTTCTTCATATCAGCTGCTTTCTTTTTAAGTGCTGCTTTACGGAATGTTAAATCAGTGCGACTGCCGCTGTCCATCTTACCCTGACTTGCAGGTTTCTGAGAACCACCAGCAGTTTGAGGACCAGCATCACTACCAGTTCTTCTGCCCTGAGCATACTTAGAACCGCTCATCTTAGAGTCACCAGAGACCATCTTGCCTGCATCAGATCTACCGTCCTGATACTGCTTCTCAGTCTGACCGTGCTTACCCGTGTGAAGTTCTTCGATATTTTCAACTTCTTCCTTAGTAGATTCGTCTACAGAGATATAAACGCTTTTATATGCTTCTAACAGTTCTCTCGCTTGCTTTGAATTCATTTTTTTAGACCAGTACTAATCGTATTTATACTTTTTCAAGTATTCATCTTGTTCCTGGTATGGAGTAATTTCCCCAGTCTTAATTTTCCAGGCATATACAATTTCTGGTACTAACCAATGGTCCACACGATAGCAATGCTTCCAGTTGACTGGTTGAATACAATTCATTACCACAACTTGAAAGAATGCTACCAAGTGAATCCAGAGACTAAGCATTATGCAATATCAATTGTTTCGTCTTCCTCTTTTTTATCCTTTTTATTAAATCCAAAAGGACCAGAAAGTTTATCCTCAAGTTTTAATTTGAGAGCAATACCACCAACTGCTTCCATAACTTTTAGGATGTCTTCAGTTTTAGCATCTTCGCCAAGTTCTTTAGCAACATACCAGTACTTAGGCCAGAATGTTTCGCCTGCCTTTTGGTAATCTTCAAGAGTCAATAGTTTCATTGTTAGATTCGTTCTCAAGTGTTTTTAATAGTTCTTCAATTTTAATATCAAGTTGTTGAATTACTTTACGGATCTCTACGGTCCTTTTAGATGGAAACTCATAGCTGTCCTGGGCAGTGCTACGAAAAAGTGACTCGCGCACTGCTGCTGCTTGAAGCAGATCTATTTCAATAGTAATCACAGGTCTCTTTCCTCTACAATAATTTTTCGTAATCCTTGTTGGAGCATTGATGTGATCTCTGCTTCCCCAAATTCATTAAACATAGAATAACGAGGATCATTTTTATCCCACTCTACGGTGAAACTACCATCCTCGTTTTCTTTTACTGTCAATCCGTCTTCCATACTCACAGATCTCCTTCCTTACGGTTTTCAGAATAGTGGACATCAAAACTACCACCAGGATAACGAGACTCTAGTTTCTCAACATTCATTTCAAGAATCTCATCAAAACTAGTCTCAAGTGCCATACATGCCTGAGCAATATACCAACAAATATCTCCCAATTCACGTTTCATGTGGAAAACGTTATCTTCATTATAAGGTTTTCCTTGGAAGATAATCTTCTTGACAACTTCAGTAAACTCACCTGCTTCAGCAGACATACCAAGTGAGGCAGTCAGAAGTTGAGTGATATTGCAATCATTCTCAAGTTCAAGAGAATTAGTCCGAGCAAGAAATGCAGCATAGTCTAGTGAAGGATCACTAGTAACACCCTTTACAAATTCAACGTATTTTTCAGTATCAACTTGATGTGCCATAATTAAAACTTAAATCCCCCAAACTTGCTTTTCATTGATTTTTGTTCTTCTTCATTATTGTATTCCGATTCACCCATATTGTCAATCATGTCTTGTTGTGCTGTTTGCTCACAATCATAAAGTCTCATCTTAGAACGATCAATACCAATCACAAACCTCTTGTTCACATTGCCATCATTGTATCTGTTCTTCAACTGCTTCACCATTATTTGTCCAAGCGATTCAAGTTCCTCAGTGCTAATAAGGGCAAACATAAGATCAGCAGTAGCAGGGAGCCCAAAGGACTCAGAAGTGTCAGTAATGTCAACGTCAGTGCTACCATAACCGCTACGAGTGGTCTGGGTGGCAGATACGATAGGGACCTGGGCTTCGACAGCCAATCCTCTAAGCTCTTCTGCAATAGCTTTAATATAGCTATATGAATTGACAGTACCCGAAGTGCGATAACGGGAGGAAGCGCATATATTAAGGTAATCAATGAAAATAATATCAGGTCTAAATGACTTCTTAATAGCGAGTTCATTTAACAAAGCCCTAAAGTGACCAACGTGTGCAGACGCTGTGGGATACTCTTTAATTATAAGTGATCCTTGTGTTTTTTCTGCAAGTTTAGTCACTTTGTTTTCAAACATTGACTTAGGTAGTTCGGTCAATTGCTGAATAGGAACATTCAACAGATTGGCGTCAATTCTCTCAGCAATCTTTTCCTCTGCCATCTCGCAGGTAATATAGAGAACATTCTTACCCTGCTGTAGAGATGCTGCTGCCATGTGACACATAAACAATGATTTACCCACACCAGTGCCTGCGAGAGCAACGTTCAGTGTCTTGTTTGGTAGACCACCCTTAGTAATCTTATTGAAATATTCAAGATCAAATGGAATCTTATCTTCTTGCCTATGATAAAACTCATATCGTTCCTCATAGTCTTCAAGGTAATCGTGCCCAACTTGACTATTAAAACTTACAGAGAGAGCATCAGAGAGGATGCTAGGAATAGCATCACGATTTCTATTCTCGTCATTACCATCGGCAATCTGAATGGCATCCATCAAGGCAAGATAGATTGCGCGATCACGACACCACTTTTCCGTAGTATCTATCAACCAATCTTCATTGACCTCAGCATCTTCAAAAGTATTGATACACTGAACAACTTCTTTAAAAGTTTCTTCATTGATATCAGTACGATTCTCAACCTCAATAAAAAGAGAGTCTTTGCTTATAACTTTGGAGTACTTATCAATAAAGGTGAACATTTCCTGGAAAATGATCTTCTCTCTGTTTTGTTCAAAGTACTCCTCCTTGATAAAAGGTATTACTTTTCTTGTGTATTTTTCATTATATAATAAATTATTAAGAACTAGTAGCTCAACCCTCTCCATAACTAAATTCCTGCTTTGAGATCTCGTTCAATTTATTCATCACCTCATCGGTGAAATACTTCTCAGGTTCTTTGTAGATTGCTTTAGCATAAACTTTCTTACCATCTATCTCATAACGTCCTGCAACGTTCTTCCAGAGACCGCCAAGTTCACCTAGTTCAAGAAGACCATAATAACGATCAAGACCACGCTCATCATAATAAAGACGTACTAGAACTTCTTGATTTTCTTTACTTAAACGCGACTTAGCAGTCTTTGCCTTGATAAGGTTTCCAACAACTTCTGTTCCATCCTTCTCCTTTTTCTTACTAAGGTGAATAATCGTGGACGCCGCATATTTAAGACCAGAGCCACCACCCATCTCTTTAGTTGGAACGTATGCGCCGATGACATCATAAGTGTGATTAGTAACGATCATTGGAATGTTTGCTTGACCCAACTTGAGTGTAAGCATACGGAAAGCACCTTTGATAAGTTGAGATTTCGTCATATCACGAACCTGCTTATCATTAAGTGTATCGTTGATTTCTTTCTCAGTGGAGAGCATCCCTAGAGAGTCTAGCACAAACATCAGTGGTCTGCGTTCGTCTTCAGAATCTTTTAAGTATCTGTCAACCGTCTTAAGTGCCTTACTACGAAACTCTTCAACAGTTACAACATTCATAACTACTGTACGATGCAGATCTACCCCACGACTTGAGAGTAGAGACTTGTTAACAGCGGCTTCAGTGTCAAAATATATACACATACCGTCAGGATTATTATCCAGGAAGTTTTTGACGACTGCAAGTGAGAAGAAAGTTTTGCCAGTACTAGACTCCCCAGCAATGGCAGTAATCTTATTCCCAGATACACCACCAAATATGCTACCTGAAACGAGTCCGTTAAAGATGTACGAACCTGTGTCCACGTAAGTTTCTGTTTCATCTATATCTGATGCAATTTGTGCATATTCATTGCCAATCTCTTTAATAATATCTTTCAAAAAATCCATAAATCAATTCCAACGTAAGGTTTTCAAGTATTCTAGCACATCTTGTCTAACATCCATCAACTCATTATAACATTTCTGGTTATGAGCACATGATCTAAGTGTAGGATCTGGTTCAATAACAGACTCAATAAAAATATCAAGTCCGCGATTCCACTTATCTTTTTTAGACTCACCCTCAGGGATTGTATTTTGATCTTTCATGAGAAAAAATCCTCCAGCGTAATTTGTTTTTCTGCTTTCCAACCAATAGCATCAAGAATAACTTTCAGTGGATCTAGAAATCCCTTACTGAACTGCAAATCATAATCAATATAATTTATCAATCCTAACTCCTTTGGAAACTCTTGAATAAAAGAAAGAACGTTTTCACGAATTGGGTTAGGTGTCTTGAGATAACAGAATTTAATCTTCTCTCCATTTTGAATAAGAGAATACTTGTTATCAAGTTTTTTCTGCTTTATGTAGTAGTTATATAAGAGTGCTCCTCTAGCATGAATAGGAGTGCCCTTGCTATAGATGTGACTGTAAGACCGATACTTGACAACATCACTCACCGTTCTGGGAAAAGAAATTTCCTCAGGTTGCATCTTCTGGAAGTCAGAACGACACTGCTCAATGTAGTTGATCACATCGTCCTCAGATGCACTCATCATCAATTTGAGAGCATCCTTAATCATCTTACGACATGGTGCAGGTGTTGAAGACTTAACTGCTTCAATACCCATGATCTTGAGTTTTGGTTCCTCATAACGAACTCCCTCAGAGTCATGAACGTTGAGAATATAACGCTTCTTCGCAGTCCAAATACCACGATCAGCAATGTTCTCACGCTTCATCTGCATCTTCTGCCCATAAGCATTGACATAGTTAGCCAGATCCTCATAGCAATTGTCAATATACTTCTCAATATCTGTTTCACACACCTTATTAAGGAACGAGACAACGCTTTCAGTTTTCTTTTCTCTCCCTTTATATACAGTGTCTACCAATGGACCCATATTAAGGTAAATACTATCAGTGTCTGAAGCAATAACGTAATCAACTTCATCAGTTTTCAATACCTTATTAAGATATTTGTTCATTCGGTTCTCAATCCATCGGATACTTACTTGTCCTGACAGGGTAATTGCCTCTGCATTTGCCAATTTGAAATACCTGAAGTATTGATTACCAATAGCACCATAAGCAGAGTTCAAAGAGATCTTCTTTGCCATCTGGATGTTATTACAACGGGCGATCTCTTTCATAAGTTCATCAGTAGGAGTCTTCTCATACTGTTGCTTTGCCTTAAGCATTCGTTTTTTAAAGATAACCCTTTCCCCATACATCTTCTCCATCAACTCAGGAAGAAATCCCTTGATGTCTTTACGATACATTGCACCATTGGCACAAACTGCATTATCTTTATACATCTCAAAGGTTATCTCCTTATTGAGAAGTCTATCTACAGTTGCTGATGGGTGCCTATCATCAAGCAAGGTCTCTGGGGAGATGTTATATTGCATGATTAAGTGTGGATATAGAGAGTTAAGGTCAAAACTCACAACCCAGTCATAAACACCAGGAATAGGTTCTTTAACATATGCTCCAGCATACTTAGCATCCTTTACTGCTTTACTACGATCTTTTGGTGGGATAACAATGTTTCGTTTCTTTAGATAATTATAAATGATATTATCCCACATGCGAACCTGATAGAATACATCGCTATAATTGACCTTAGCATCGTATGCCATCGTCAAAGCAAGTTCAATCAATTTCATCTTGTCTTCCATTCGGTCAACAAGTTCCACGTCAATAATATTATAGTCTACAAACTTTTTCCAATTTCCAGTATAGAAATCTTTAAATGTCTCAAACTCTGAGTGGTCCAACTTTTTCTGACCCAGTTCCACACCAGCAATATAGTCTAGACGATAAGACTCTTGTGCCTTATATGTGAACTTCTTATAAAGATCAAGATAGTCCAACTGCGTTATTCCACCGATATCAAAAGCAATATTCTTTCTACCAGAAATCCAAATCTCTTCCTCAGAGACAAGATTCCATGGAGAGAGACGCTTCATCGTCTTCTCACCCATAATACGATTAATTCTACCACAAATATACGGGATGTCATATAGTTGAACATTCCATCCAGTAATCACTTCTGGAACATTACGTGACCACCAATCCAAGAAGGTTGAGAGGAGACCATGCTCAGACTCGCAAAGTATATACTTAGAGTTGGGTTTCTTTTCTGTATATGGTTTACGTCCCCAGGTAATGATCTCTTTTGTAGCATAATCTTGAATAGTGATTAGCAACATTTCCTCAGAACAAGACTCTGGATCAGGGAATCCATGCTCAGATTGAACCTCAATATCAAGAGTAATCAGTTTGATTTTTTTAATATCAAACTTAATCTCATCCTCAGAATACTTGTCCGAGATATATTGAGATACATATCGGTCATTACCATAAATTGTAAATCCCTCTACGCTATCATACTTCCTATAAAACTCTCTACAATCACGAACAAAACCTGGTTGAATCGGTTCTACAGATTCTCCCGTGAGTGTTTTGTATTTGGTATTTTTAGGGCTGTTTACAAAAAGAGTTGGCATAAACTCCTCAGTGGTCATGAAACTCTTTCCGTTTTCATATCCACGAACAAGGAACTTGTTGCCAACCATCTGAACATTAGTATAGAAGCGCATTATTTAATCAGGTCCTGATACTTTTCAAGTAGTGTAGGTTTAGGATCGCAAATTGTCAAAATCTTATCTGATTGAATCATATAAGAACTTTGCGTCGTATATTCAATAAGCCAAGGAGAAAGAGTACAATTAGGTCCGACTAAAAACGGTTCCGTCAACTTGCAATCAGGTTCTCCAATATCCGCTCCCATTTCTTCAATTTGAGAAATAAGAATCTCGTTATTAGTTAAAATTATTAGTTTTGTCAATCTGTCAAGACCTCTTTAACATACATGTTATGTAGGGTAGTGACCGGAGTATTGATTGTGACAACCCAATCATAAGAAATACTAGATTGTAAGTCGGCAGAAAGAGGTTGCCAGGGATATAAACGAATCTTAAAACCCTTTTTTTTCTCTTTCGTTTCTTTGTCCCCATCCATCAACTTCACAATGCATGGTCTAGTAAGTCTAAGACCGACAGGTTGTATATCATCACCCTCACCAATAGTCATTTCTTCAACATGGGCAATGATGTCTTCCCCAGACTTCAACAAAATAATCTTTACTGGGGTATCTTGGGTATCTTGGGTATCTTCCAAACTCATTTCAGATTTAGTTGTTTTACTAACTAATTTTACCAATAAAAAAGAGGGGTGTCAACTGGATTTGGCCAGTTACCCCTCCGTCTACGGCGACGATATTCAATACTATTTAGAACCAATCTTTTCGCTTATGGTGATCTGGAACAATCTTACCTAGAATAACAGTTAAAAGCCCATCCTCAAATTCAACTGATCTAACTTCCGTATCATCACTGAGCGTCCAGGCTCGTGTAAACGACCGTTGAGCCAAACCCTTGTGCAAATAGTCAGTTTCTGTTTCCTTATCCTCTTTCTGGCCCTCCACAAAGAGTTTGCCATCTTGCGTGTAGACATAGACTTCTTTCTTTCTGAACCCAGCTAGCGCCAGTTCAAGTCTAGACTCCACATTGCTAACTTGAACTAGGTTGTATGGTGGATAACTTGAAGTTGTTTCGTGTAAAGAAAACAACCTATCAAAGTATTCATCCATACCAATACTGTTCTTATTTATACGCTGCAACAGATGATTTAAGTCTGCAGCATTATACTTCATGAGATCTGTCATGTGTACTTCTCCTTTTAAAGCGAGATTTGATTGTGTGGACCCTTACGGCATCCATTACTAATTATACATCATACACAAAAAAACGGGGTAGTGAACCCCGTAGTTTTTTATTCGGTTTACTATGCTTATTCTGATTGGGGTTTAGTTTTCTTCCCAATATTATACTTCTGCTCTAAAATCCATTCACCTTTTTCTTTATATGCGAGGACTTTAATTTGATTTAGAGGTGCAATGTCCAGGATTGAGTCTGGTTTTACAATCTCAAGAAGACCCCAGTCAACTAGAAGTTTTGCAATTCTGTTTCTACGCTGAACATCATTTACTGTCAGATTCGCTCTCTTACCATCAAGTGCAAATAGTTCTTTAAAATGTACAATGTAGTACCTACCTTGCTTATGCAAAATGTGGCATGATTGATACAACTTCTTTTCTTTTCTAGAAGCAACACCAATTCTTGTTAGAGTTTCTCTAACTTTTAAAAAGTCATCTGGCTCTCCCAGATTAACTTCAACCATTTGATCTTGTGACCATTGGACTTGTGGTTCCACGGTAGTCATCTTGTTCCTCCAACTTCAAGTTTAGATTTGATAAATTCTATCTGTTCATTATTTAGGATTTTGAGAGCCTGGAAAGCCTTGTCGTTACTATAACCATAATAACGCTTGACGATCTCCAGGTCATTAATCTTTTCCTTCTTTAACCAAGGAGAAAATCTTTTTTGTTTCCTGACAGTATTTAGATAGAATTTATACTGCATATCTTTGTCAAGATGATGATGTAGATTCATCTCATTTGCATACATAACGCAATCCATAGATCCGGATAAGCACTTGTTAATGATATATGGAGGATATTTTTTAATACACTCCGGATCTTCAATAGATAAATCTTTCTTATTAAAGT